CGTTTTACCCGATAAGTTTCCGCACTGACAAGGCTGGATTCCCGCCTGCGCGCAAGTTTCCGAAGCCATCCTTTTGGCCGAAGGTCAAAAATCAGCCGTTACCGAGTATTACCTGAATCACGGCGAATGGCCGAAAGACAACACTTCTGCCGGCGTGGCATCCTCCGACAAAATCAAAGGCAAATATGTTCAGAAAGTTGAAGTCGCAAAAGGCGTCGTTACCGCCACAATGGCTTCAAGCAACGTAAACAAAGAAATCAAAGACAAAAAACTCTCCCTGTGGGCCAGGCGTCAAGACGGTTCGGTAAAATGGTTCTGCGGACAGCCGGTTACGCGCGCCAAAGCCAAAGACGCCGACGACGTTACCGACGACGCCGGCACCGACAACGGCGGCAAAGGCAAAATCGACACCAAGCACCTGCCGTCAACCTGCCGCGATAAATCAACTGCCGTTTGCACGAAACACCACGCGCCGATTTCAAACACTTCCAAAAAATCAGCCGTTGCCGGGTATTACCTGAATCACGGCGAATGGCCCAAAGACAACGACTCTGCCGGCGTGGCATCCGCTTCAAAAATCATAGGCAAATATGTTAAGCAAGTTGAAGTCAAAAACGGCGTCGTTACCGCCGAAATGGCTTCAACCGGCGTAAACAAAGAAATCAAAGACAAAAAACTCTCCCTGTGGGCCAAGCGTCAAGACGGTTCGGTAAAATGGTTCTGCGGACAGCCGGTTACGCGCGGCGCCGGCAACGCCGGCAAAGCCGACGACGTCACCAAAGCCGGCAACGACAACGAAAAAATCAACACCAAGCACCTGCCGTCAACCTGCCGCGATAACTTTGATGCCAGCTGAGGCAAATTAGGCCTTAAATTTCAAATAAATCAAACGGTAAGTGATTTTCCACGGCCGCCCGGATCAACCCGGGCGGCTTGTCTTTTAAGGGTTTGCAAGGCGGGCGGGGTCGTCCGTTCCGGTGGAAATAATATATCGATTGCGCTTCAAGGCCCTGCATGTGCCTCATTGCCACCCGTTTAAACACGGTTTTTATCTGACAGGCGCGCAATCCGCCCCCTCATTTGCCGAACAAGCGGTCCGGATTCCCGCCTTATATGATGCGCTCTATCAAAGGGGCGCATTACTTTTCTTAACATTCCCCTTTGACAGCCAAGTGAAAGGGGCTTTTTTATGTCAGCAGCAAATGTAATATTCTCCTGTTCTTACTGGAGAATATTTAAAAAATCAGATTCTTGTGTTTTGTGTTTTTATCAGTTCAGACATGGCGAACCGCATAAACTCATTAATCAAGAGAATTTTTCAAAGCTTTATCAGGCGTTCGATTATATAGATTCGGTTGGTTCGAATTTTCCAGTGATTATCACAACGGATGGTTGTGGTCTTTTTTGTTGATCTTTAACAGTTTGTCAGGATTTGGCTTTCAGCCGTTGACCGTCGTACGCGCTTTAGCGCGGAAGACGGGAAACGGCTGAAAGCCCCCCCCTTGACTAACAGGGGGGGAGCGAAATTAAAAACCAAATTCCAAGAGTAGTGAACGAATGAGTGAAGTTGAATATTTCTCACACTTTATATCGGACGGAAAGGGAAAGCTTTTAGAAATTCCGCAGCGAAGAGGTAAGCAAGACGGTGTTTTTATTGATTGGATTTCATTCACATTCCATGAAGATACTTTACTGAAAGTTTCCGGGTGTCCTTTATTTTCTGATGCTGAATACATGTATGTATTAAGCGGAAAGCTGGAAGAAATTCTAGGTTTTGGCATAACGCGCAAATGCAAATCAAGGGGCAACAAATTCTATGAATCCATGTATAGGCTAGGTTCGGATGATGTTGATTATGGAGAGGTGCATTTCGGAGGACAGCGGAATACTGTTCTAGTTGAGTTGAAAGGTACTGGTTGCAGCGTTGCAAGTCCGGGTTGGGAGTTGAGGTTAAAGCAGTTTATTGATGATTCGATAAGGCCAAGAATAACGCGAATTGACCTAGCACTTGATTTTTTTAACGGAGAGTACACGCCGGATCAGGCATTGTTAGATCACGATAATGGGTTTTTCGACAACAGTAACCAAAGGCCGAAATCTGAAATGATCGGGACGGCTTGGCGGAATGAGGACGGGACCGGAAAGACATTTTATGTAGGTCGCAAGAAAAATTCTCGTTTTGTTCGTGTTTATGAGAAAGGCAGGCAGCTTGGCGATAAAGAAAGCAAGTGGGTAAGGTTCGAAATCCAGTTTAATTATGGAGATATTGAAATACCCTTGGATATTTTAATAAATCAGGGTTCGTATTTCTGTGGAGCTTTTCCAATTTGTAGAAAATTTAAAAATATGCCGTTTCCCGAAAGGTTTAATCAGAGAAATAAAACGCTTAATCTAACTTTTGAGCATAAATTGCGTTATGCAAAAAACGCGGTTGGAAAACTGGTCAATTTCATGATTGAAATAGGTTTTGATAATAGTGAAATTGTGGAATCTTTAAAGGCAGATTCGGGATTTCCTAAAGGGTTAGAACCTGAAAAATATGCTCTGGAAATGTTAAGGGACGGGTTAAAACACGGTTTTATTCATGAACAGCCGGATATTGATTTGGAAATTGAACTTGATGAATTGGGGGTTATTGCTTTTAAAAATTCTGACAAATTCGATAGGGAAAAAAGGCTTTTTAGTCCTGATTATGATGCCGAGAAAGAAAGGAAATATCAGGATTATCTAGATGAAGTTTATCATCAAAATGTAAATTATGATTATTTTTAAAGGAAATCAAAATGTTTAATCAAAACCAAACTGTAACTTATCCTGCGACTTTTTTGGGAGCTAAAAAATTCAAAGGCGAAATTGACGGCTCTAATATAGATACTTGTTCTGTGTTGGTTGCAACACCTTTACCGGCACAGTCGGGGAATGCTGTCGGATTCACGGCGGCACAAATGAAATTCGGGGACAGTAGGAATTTCTCAAAATTAGAGAATCTCAAATACCCGTGCGAAGTTATGGTAACGGTTGAAATGACTTCGACAGGTAAAGGCATGGTTCCTTCATTAATTGATTTTCAGGTGGCGGAAAAACCGAAAGGTTGATTTATGAAATTTGAAGAACGTTTCATAGTTCAAGATTTAGAAACGCATGACTTTATTTATCCCGATCCGTTCGGTGACGTGGGGTTTACTCAAAATATTAAATCAGCAGGTCAATTTGAAAGTTACGAAGATGCATTGAACTCAGGCATAAATGAAATAGGCGGAGGATTCCAAATATTTCAGTTCTTCGTGAAATCGGAATAAAAGTAAAACAGGCTCGGCGGGCGGTCTGTCAACCTTTCACAAAGCCCGCAAAAAGGATTAAAAATGAATAAAGCAACTTTAATTATCGGATTTTTTGTTTGCCTCATTCTTTTCATTTTCTCAATTCTCTATTTCATAAATTAAAAACAAAATTCGGGAGCAGGCTTCTCCCGGATTTAAACCTAAGAAGCCGTCTTACTTTAAATATCAAAAAAGGAAAAAAACGATGAACATCGTTAAAAAATACGCTGTAAAAGCAGCCTTGGCAGCCGGTATCTTCACACCGGCCATTGTTATGGCAGATACCTTTGATGCAGCCGCAATTGGTACGCAAGTAGCGAATGTAATCATGGGTTTCGTGTCAATGGTTTCCGCCGTGGGTATGGCGGCCATTACCGTGATTCTTGCAATCCAAGGCTTCAAAATGGCTTGGAGCATGATTAAATCTGTCAAATAAACAGAGTGAAGAAAAAGGGGCGCATGAATGGGCTATCGTGTCGGCATAAATTGTTTTGATACAAGATTGCAGGCAGACGACTATTTATTGTCGTCCCTTCCTCCTACTGTTACCCAGGACGGAAAAATCATCAGGCCGGAAAGGGTGGGCGATAAATGGATTTTGAACGGAAAGCCGGTTACGTTGTCTTATCCGGAATGTTCCAATTTTGAGCAGATAAAGCAAGGTTCTTATGTCGGTTCGACGGTTCTAATTCTGTTCGTAGTCATTTACGGCTTTAGGCTGATGATTAATTTTTTAAAAGACATAGGCAAGGTTGGGACTGATTGATGGTTATTGATTTCTGGTTTCTTCTTGGTTTCTTCTTGGCTCTGTCTGTTGCTTGGCTGTTTTGGTAACGGTTGGTAGAATCGGCTTTTTAGAGTGTTTTAAAAGGTCCGAATTATGTTTATTTCTGAATATCATTTAGTTAAATTTCAAACTGATTCACATATTTATAGAGATTTACCACAAGCGTTAATTTATTATAGGGAATTGATTAGAAAAGGGGTTTTTAAATCTTCGTTTTCATTTGATATTTTTAGGAATTTCTTTCATCGTTATGATAGAGATTTTATAGAAATTCAATTCCCTGATTCTTCTACATTATTAATTAAATTAGATGAAGCAAAATGTTATGTTTCTTATCCTAGGGCGAAATTTTTTAAAGATTATCCTATGCTTTAGTTTTTTTGTACCTAAATTTGCATTGGCATTAGTAAATGTTCCGGGTAAATTTGATAGGGTTGAAGTTTATGATGATGGCAGATATTTAGGTATTCGAGGTTCAGATGACAAAAGAAGAAGAATTTGGAAAGGTGTATTTGATAGAGAATCGGGAAGATATTTAACTTCAGAAGCTCAACATTTAACAGTTAGGCATGTATCTACTGGGGCATCAAGTCCTGGTAAAGTTAGTACGGTTGTATCTTCATCAGTATCCCGCGCCGGCGTATTGTCGGGGGTCGGCAAACTTGTCCGCCAAGGCGCGAAATTCGGCACAAGGGCGGTTCCCTATGTCGGAACAACCCTTTTAGCCCACGACGTATACCAAACTTTCAAAGAAGACATACAGACACGAGGCTGCCGATACGATCCCGAAACCGACAAATTTGTAAAAGGCTACGAATATGCTAATTGCCTTTGGTACGAAGACGAAAGACGTATTAATAGAACCTATGGCTGCTACGGCGTTGACAGTTCGATTATGCGCCTTATGCCCGATCGCAGCAGATTCCCCGAAGTCAAACAACTGATGGAAAGCCAAATGTATAGGCTGGCACGTCCGTTTTGGAATTGGCGTAAAGAAGAACTGAATAAATTAAGTTCTTTGGATTGGAATAATTTTGTTTTAAATCGTTGCACATTTGATTGGAACGGCGGAGGTTGTGCGGTCAATAAAGGTGATGATTTCAGAGCTGGGGCTTCTTTTTCCCTTGGCCGCAATCCGAAATACAAAGAAGAAATGGATGCCAAAAAGCCGGAAGAGATTTTATCGTTGAAAGTCGATGCCGATCCCGACAAATACATAAAGGCAACCGGATATCCCGGTTATTCCGAAAAAGTAGAAGTCGCACCCGGAACAAAAGTGAATATGGGGCCCGTCACGGACAGGAACGGGAATCCCGTTCAGGTTGCCGCAACATTCGGCAGGGACGCGCAAGGCAACACCACGGCGGATGTACAAGTAATCCCGCGTCCCGACCTCACGCCCGCAAGCGCGGAAGCACCTCACGCACAGCCGCCGCCCGAAGTATCGCCCGCCGAAAACCCCGCAAACAACCCGGACCCCGATGAGAACCCCGGCACGCGTCCCAATCCCGAACCCGACCCCGATTTGAATCCCGATGCAAATCCCGATACGGACGGACAGCCCGGAACAAGCCCCGATTCCCCGGCCGTTCCGGACCGCCCAAACGGCAGGCATCGCAAAGAAAGGAAACAAGGCGAAGACGGCGGGCTTTCGTGCAAATTCTTCCCCGACATTCTCGCTTGCGACAGGCTGCCCGAGCCCAATCCGGCAGAAGATTTAAATCTGCCGTCTGAAACCGTCAATGTAGAGTTTCAGAAATCCGGAATCTTTCAAGATTCCGCACAGTGTCCCGCCCCCGTTACGTTCACTATAACCGTGCTTGATTCAAGCAAGCAGTTCGCGTTCAGCTTTGAGAACGCATGTACCATAGCCGAACGGCTAAGGTACATGCTTCTCGCCCTTGCTTGGGCGGTTGCCGCCTTTTTCTGTATCAGGACGGTATCTAGAGAGATATAGCGGTCAAAACCGTTGGGCTACAGTAACGTTTATTCAGGCAGGGGGGAGGACGTCCAGAAAGATTTGTAAAGACGGCTTCATCGTCTTTATAAATCTTTTTGGATACCCCTTGCCGCCCTGCCGAAGAATACACTCTGCCCGCGGGCAGGGTGATAGGCGCGCGCCTTTTGCGCCGTTCCCCCTGCCCGCGCGGCGTCGCAAGTGAGACTGGGGGTGTGGGGGCTAGCCCCCGCAAGACCTTTCCGATTAAGCAACTTTAGCCAAAGGCAGGCGAAGTACCGCCGGGCTTCGGTACCTTGTGCCAAGGCAGGCGAAGTACCGCACTTTGCGGGCGAAGCCGCAAACAGCCGAGAAGCGCGGGGGGGGGGGATTGGCGATAAGCGCGAGGGGGTGTCCCCACAGCGCTGCCGCGCCGCGAATGCGGAGCAATCTTTCAGATTAAGAAACATTTGTTTAATGAGGCAAACGTGCCTTTTAAGAAAGGGAGAGCAAATGAAATTGTTGGCCGCATTGATTCCGCTCTTGATGAGCGTCGCAGGCCGTATATTGACTGCATTAGGCTTGATGGCTGTTACCTATGCGGGTGTAGATAGATTGGCAGCCCATTTTCAACAGGCGATAACCCATAGCATAACGGGCGCGCCTCAAGCAATGTTACAGCTTTTCTATATAAGCGGCGGTGGTACTGTTCTAAACATTCTTTTCGGCGCAATCGCCTTTATTCTGTCCTTTAAACAAATGACAAAACTCGCAACCTCAATCGGGAAGAAAAAATAAATGGCAGAAATCTGTTTGATAACCGGCACGCCCGGTTCAGGGAAAACATTAAAAATGGTTTCCATGATGGCAAACGATGAAATGTTTAAGCCAGATGAAAACGGCGTACGCCGTAAAGTATTTACGAACATCAAAGGTTTGAAGATACCGCACACCCACATAGAAACAGACGCAAAGAAGCTGCCGAAATCAACCGATGAACAGCTTTCGGCGCATGATATGTATGAATGGATCAAGAAGCCTGAAAACGTCGGCGCAATCGTTATTGTCGATGAGGCGCAAGACGTATGGCCCGCACGCTCCGCAGGTTCGAAAATCCCCGAAAACGTCCAATGGCTGAACACACACAGGCATCAGGGCATAGATATATTTGTATTGACACAAGGTCCTAAACTCTTAGATCAGAACTTGCGAACATTGGTTAAAAGACATTACCACATTGCGGCCAACAAAATGGGTTTGCGTACCCTGCTTGAATGGAAAGTATGCGCGGATGACCCGGTAAAAATGGCATCAAGTGCATTTTCCAGTATCTACACACTGGATAAAAAAGTTTATGACTTGTACGAATCCGCAGAAATTCACACGGTAAACAAAGTCAAGCGTTCAAAATGGTTTTATGCATTGCCCGTCATCATATTATTGATTCCGCTATTTGTCGGTTTGTCTTACAAAATGTTGGGCAGTTACGGAAAAAAACAGGAAGAACCCGCAGCACAAGAATCGGCGGCAACAGAACAGCAGGCAGTACTTCCGGATAAAACAGAAGGAGAATCGGTGAATAACGGAAACCTTACGGCAGATATGTTTGTTCCGACATTGCCCGAAAAACCCGAAAGCAAGCCGATTTATAACGGTGTAAGGCAGGTAAGGACCTTTGAATATATAGCAGGCTGTATAGAAGGCGGAAGAACCGGATGCACCTGCTATTCGCATCAAGGGACGGCATTGAAAGAAGTGACGGAGTTGATGTGCAAGGACTATGTAAAAAACGGCTTGCCGTTTAACCCATACAAAGAAGAAAGCCAAGGGCAGGAAGTTCAGCAAAGCGCGCAGCAACATTCGGACAGGGCGCAAGTTGCCACCTTGGGCGGAAAACCGCAGCAGAACCTAATGTACGACAATTGGGAAGAACGCGGGAAACCGTTTGAAGGAATCGGCGGGGGCGTGGTCGGATCGGCAAACTGAAGAAAACGGCAACAGAGAAAAAAGACCCGTAAACCGTTTGAATATAGACGGCTTACGGGTCTTTGTTTCGCGCAAAGCAAGGGCTAAGGCAGTCAGGCAGCAAATCCCGCAATGTATTAAAACAGACGCGTAGAAATGCCGGCTGCCTTTATCCATCCTCAAAATTGAATATCATCCTAGCCGTATCAAGGCTGTATAAATAAGGAAAATACCAATGAATATAATCGGGCCGGACATCTCAAAGGACACCATAGACGCAACATTGCATAAAACAAACGGAAGTATCCATTACATTAAATTTAAGAATAATGATGATGGATTAAAACAGTTTAGATTGTGGATAAAGGGAAACAGAATCAGAAAAGTCTATATCGGCATGGAGGCAACAGGCATCTATTACGAAAAGGCAGCAGATATGCTTTCTTCCTACTATACCGTTTACGTTATCAATCCCTTAAAAATCAATGACTACGGAAAAAGCAGGTTTAACCGTACCAAAACCGACAAAGCAGATTCAAACCTGATAGCAGATTACATAAAAAGGCATCAAGATACATTGATACCGTATCAGATACCCAAAAACAAAGCACTGCAAAAACTGATTAATCTTAAAAACCAATTACAGCAACAGCAGAAGCAAATTAAAAACCGTCTTCATAGCACTGAAGAAGACTTCATAAGGAACATACATCAAGACTTGATAGATACCATACAGGACAAGATGGAACAGGTAAAAATAGCCATATCCGAACAAATCAAAAAACAAACGGACAATAACCATTACCGCAATCTTCAAACCATCCCGAGCATAGGCAAAGACACCGCATCAGTTCTTTATGCGCAACTGACAGAAAAACATTTTAAAACCGCAAACCAATTTGTATCCTATGCCGGATTAAGTCCCGCCATCATACAATCAGGGACAAGCGTAAGAGGTCGGGGCAGATTGAGCCGATACGGAAACAGACGATTAAAAAGTACGCTGTATATGCCCGCCCTTTGTGCTTACCGTTTTAACGCATTTCCGAAATTAATAAATAATCTGAAAAAAGCGGGTAAGCCAAAGATGGTAATTATCGTTGCCATCATGCGCAAACTGGCGAAGCCCGCCTATTACATTGTTAAAACCGGGCAGCCTTACGATGCGGAAAGACACTGATTGAATCAATAAAATTCAATAAAATTAAACAGTTATGCAAATATATCTTTGTAACCGTGCATTTGCATATCGTAAATAAACGTAAATAAAAATAACAATATAAATCAGCATGTTGCAACTTTGTTTTTTATTTTGTGTTGACGGGCAACATATCATCTGCGCGGGAATGACGGCGGAGCGGTTTCTGTTGCTCCCGATAAATTCCTAAAACTCAAAATTTCATCATTCCCACAAGATTCCCACAAGGACAGAAAACCAAAAACAGAAACCTAAAATTCGTCATTCCCGCGAAAGCGGGAATCCAGTTCGTTGAGTTTCAGTTATTTAGAATAAATTTTGAAACTTTAATCCCGTCATTCCCGCGAAAGTGGGAATCCGGAACGTAAAATCTAAAGAAAC